CTATAACAAATGCGGCCGAGTCCAGCTCGGGCACCTCTAGGGTCAATTCTGACGGCCAGAATTCCCGCAAAGCGATTAAACAGAGAAAATCTAGACATTCCAAGCGAAACCCTACTTTAAATGAAGTAATTAGAAAATGTCCTCCAATCGTTATTACCAAACGAGATCCTTCACTATTTGAAGACACCAATGCCGAACCACTAGATGTCATAGAGACTGAGGCATTAGAGGGTGATTTAGGACTATCACCCACTAATATCTCTATCACATCACTACCTACACCACCGCCAGAAGCAGTGATTGAGGTAGCCACAATACCACCTATACCACCAACTGAAGTGGCCGTAGAGGTGGTTAACGTTGACAACCAACCAATCAACGAGATCCCTACTAGGATATTAAGTAGGCCACCCCCGAAGACCTATAATCACCTAGGTTTCATGCGGGGACATGCTTATGTCGACCACATTGGCCAAGCTTCCATTGCAGCAACCCACGGGCCTGCAAATATGGACAACTATGTAGTGCGACCCCAACCCACTGAATCCTATAACATATTCAAAATCCTAGATCTAGGTATTTTGGATTGGTGGAGGAAGGGGCGAATGAGTCACACTACAAACCAATTGGGTGAGCAAATACTCAACGACCTTGATGCTATTGACGACATGTCACCTGATAGCACAGAATTTGCCGAGTTTAATGCTAGCGACGTCCCACGAAGGCGTCACCGACACAAGTATGCCACGTACGTAGCTACACTAGCCAGAAACCGTATCCCGGGACTCGAAAACAAGTCAGCCGCCAACAAATTAGTTGTGCGACACTTCATCTTTCGGGAAATGACGGAACACGGACTAAGGCCAAGTCACATTGCAGCAACCATCGATATGGCTGTGATGCTAGCTTTCGTACCCAACCAGTATGCATATGAAGCAAGAGCAATTGAAGCAACCTTGCCTATTATGCAACGTACCAGCACCACCACGGAACTACTATATAGTCGTGGCAACCCTACCATATTCAATTGGTTCGGCCGAAAGGTCAAACCAACTGAATACAGTAGGGCTTGAGGTGGCCCCTTACTGTCTCCGGGAAGAGAGTGCCCACAATCGAAAGCACCACCCCCAACCTCTTCCCAATATTCGGAGACGATAGTAACGGGGAACCCATGTAAAACGCGACGGTCCTACTTCTTAGCTGGCCTCTCACCAGCTATAGAATTCGCGGTTTACAATAACTCACGCGCAGCACTGAAGAGAGCAATTCTAGAGCGTGTGTTTTATGTGAAAACTAAGGAGGGATTTGCTTCCCCCCCCCTACCGGCTGAAGGCTTGTTTGCGTCAAGATTGACACCCGTCAACCTTATTTTGAAACGATCTTCTGTATTTAGCACCCCGATGACGGCTCTGGCATTTGCCGAGTCATACCATGGTCCTAAGTACAAGATATATAGTAAGGCTGCAACGTCTCTTGATGTGAAACCTTTTACGGCGAAAGATTCTTATATTTCGTCTTTTATGAAGTGTGAAAAATATAATTTCACTGCCAAGCCAGATCCGGTCCCTAGAATCATCCAACCACGGTGTCCTAGGGCCTTAGTTACATACGGTAGATATATTAAACCTATCGAGAAAAGAATTTATAACTCAATCAATAATATGTTTGGGTCAACTACCATTTTTAAGGGCCTTAATGCTGAGCAACGAGGCGTCAGCCTCAAACAAAAATGGGATCGTTTTAATGATCCCGTTTGTGTGGGACTAGATGCTTCCAGATTTGACCAGCATGTCTCAAAGGAGGCATTAAAATGGGAACACAAGATATACCAACACTACTACCCAGGCGACAGGTTTTTTAGATGGCTCATGAATTTGCAGACAGCTAATACTTGTTTTGCCAGAATGGGCGACACCCTTTTTAAGTATAAGACTAACGGTTGTAGAATGTCAGGAGACATGAATACAGCTTTAGGAAATTGTTTATTAATGTCAAGTATGGTGTACAGTTATCTCCGAGAAAAATCAATTCAAGCGGAATTGGCAAATGACGGGGATGACTGTGTTGTGTTCATGGAGCGTAAGGACCTTCTTCGATTCCAGTCAGGATTAGAAGATTGGTTCCTAGAAATGGGCTTCAATATGGTTGTTGAAGAGCCCGTCTATACATTAGAAAAAGTTGTCTTTTGCCAAAGTCAACCTGTATATGACGGAACAAATTATATTATGGTACGGGATCCACGTTCATCCATTCCCAAGGACTGCTTAGCCGTTAAACCACTTGACAATCCAAAAATATTTGAAAAGTGGTGTGCGGCCGTAGGCCTTGGAGGAATGTCACTAACAGGTGGCATTCCAGTATGGCAAAACTTCTATAGGGCTATTATAGTGTCCTCCCATGGACAAAAACCCCTTACGGACCCCACCCTCAAAGGACAATTTTATTCGGCTAAAGGCATGGACAGATTGTTTAGAGAGCCAACTGATGAGTGCCGTTTCAGTTTTTACCTTGCCTTCGGAATACATCCAGAAGAACAATTGGCAAGCGAGGTATACTATGATTCGGTGGACTTAACTTGGGGAGCAGACGAGCTCAAGACCAAGTATGTCAACCTACCCCTAGTTCCCTGTTAGGGGGAGGCGGTTGGTGGTTATCCAACTTAAAACCACATCGCGGATGCCGATGCATCCATTGGGTTGTACAACGCAATGAGCCAAAACTGTCACTTCAGTGCTAACCAAAATGCCAAGAGACTACACGGCCTCCCCACCGGTTGTTGTATGATGTATAGTCCCACAGGAACTCTACCCTCATGTGGCATCCAATACTATGAAAAATAAGAAACAAATCAAGCGTCCAACTTTGCGCAAACAAATGAAAAAGTTATCCGTCAAGCAAACACCCTTTTCTGATGCCGGCATGATAGCTGGTAAGGCGATAGGTGGAATGTTTGGCAATTCCCAGTTAGGTAAAGGTGTTGGAAAGTGGCTAGGATCAGGTATAGGCCAAATCTTCGGATCTGGCGACTACCAGGTTGCCGGAGCTGCCCCTCATTATAATGTTATCACTAACGGATCCCAAATCCCTAAGTTCAGTTCCGAACGACAAACCAATATTGTCTGTCATAGAGAGTATTTAGGTGATATTATAGGCACATCTGCCTTCAATATTAAACAATACCCTCTTAACCCAGGCATTCCGACCACTTTCCCTTGGTTGGCGACGGTTGCACAAAATTATCAAGAATATAAGTTTCATGGATTGGTGTTTGAGTTTCGATCACTTGTCACAGACTTTGTTACTGGTGGTGCACCAGGTGTCGTTATAATGGCAACGAACTATAATTCCGGAGACGTACAATATGCTAGTAAGCAAGCGATGGAGAATTCAGAATTTGCTGTATCAACAAAACCAACTGTTAATTTAATGCACGGTGTGGAGTGTGCTGATAACCAGACCATCATGCCACAACGGTATGTTCGTTCTGGTCCAGTACCTACCGGGCAAGACATCAAAACATATGATACAGGACTATTCCAATTTGCAACACAATCAAATCCCGTCCAAAATTTGGGCGAATTGTGGGTGTCTTACTGTGTTGAGTTCTTTAAACCCACTTTATCAGATGACATTGGTGGCAACACATCATCATCAAGGGCCTACAGAGCTACTGTAAGCAGCATTGCCCCTCTGGGATTAGTGCAATTTGCAAATGTGGGCGATCTAAATCTAGCCATCACCTCAACCAGCCTATCCTGGTTTGCCTACCCAGGGACAGAGTATTATGTAACGCTGACATGGATAGGTACAACAAGCGCAGCGGCCATCTACCCCACTACGGGATTGGTCGGCTTAACTGTGGTTAATGTATTTAATGGGGGTGCGGATTCGACACAACGAGCACCACCAAGTCCAACAGTGACAACCAATATGATACTTACAATTTTAGTCAGCTGCACCAGTGTTACACCCACCGATGTCATCCTTAATTTAGGAACCGGTGGAGTTTACCCCGCCAGTTCCGCGGTAGATATTGTGGTAACGCAGGTAAGTAACGCTATTGGGTTATAATTCCCAATGCAGAGCAACGGATGAGAGAAACTCACTTGAGTGGACATCATGATGGTCTTCGAAACCAGCTCCCGCCAGATACAAGTCTAGGAAAACTAGACACTTGATCAGATAGATCGGCACCACTTGTAACCTCTTCCAAAGGTTCATAACAAAAACACACAGGGATAAAAATGCCTACCTTGGGCACAAATATATAAAGTTTAAACAGAATAAATAAAGGTTAAAAAGTTAGCAAGTGAATGTACCTCAAGTTTAGAGGAATCGTCGTATCCGACAGGGTCACTATACCCAAACATTAGTGCGTTAAGTGGCGACGTGACAGCACCACCACCGGTAGTCCGGGGTGTTCGATTCGAAAAGAATAGTGGTTATTGCTCATGTTGGTATTGACATCAGCGCGCCTAGCCTGTAAAATGAGACTGCAATTGTAGATTGCTGCTTTCAGGGTTCAGG